ACACACATTAACACGGATTAACACGGATTGGCACGGACTAACACAGATAAGCCCGATTTATTTGCCATTTAATTAACCTCTAGTGAATCTAGTAACTTATACAGTCTATATGGATTGAAACAGACTGTCCCTAGAGAGAAGTCATTAGCACCTGCTTTTTCGTATGTTCTTATGTCTTCTATATGAGTTATTCCTCCCCCAGCGATGAGTCTTCCTTTGTCTCCTAGTTTATTTCTTAGATATTCTATTGTCATAATGGTATATGGTTCTAGGAACTTACCTGACCTTGCTCCTTTGTCCGTTCTATATGTGTTTGATGCATGAAAGGTGGTGAAACCCTCGTCTAGTAGATAGTCTAGTACTTCTATTTTCATGTGTGGTGATAGCTTGAGTATAGGGTTTCTTGGTTGGAATTGTGGAAGTCCTTTTAGAAAGTCTTTGAAGTGAGTGACGTTTGGACATGAGATATTCAATTCAAGTGGTGTGTCTTTGGGTATGATCATGTTTAATGCATTCCAATCATTCGGTTCTATAGCCGTGACTGAGAGGATTCTGTTGTCTGTGGAACAAATTTGACAACGTATGTTAATCTTAAGCCACTTGTCATAGCCCTTTTCTATGCCTGGGTTTCTGAGTCCTAGTGAGTTATACCAACACTTGTCTTTGAAAGAATATCTGAGAGTCTTGATTATTTGTGAGAAGAGGCCTGGTCTTGGGTCTACTGTAAATGTACCCATGACTGATATAGTATTTTTAGGGTGTATGTGATTACCGAATGGTGCCGCTATGTAGATCATTATGTTTGAGTCTTTCAATTACTGATTGTTTTTCGGAGTCTGTGTAGATGGACCAGTTTCGGATTTCATCTTGTGATCTGCCACATCCAAGACAGAATCGGTCAACTTGGTTTTTCCTTCTCACTAGTTTGCATACTTTAATACATGGTGACTCTATCATATTTTGAGGTTCATGATCAGTACGATCACGGCCACTATGATGAACCCTGCGATACCGAACATCGCGAGGGCTAGTTCTATGGTTTCGTTCATGTTAGTTACTGAGTATTAGATACGCGACGTAGAGGTTGAGAAGAATTAGAGCCGTGGTCATTTAGGGTAGATGACTCCAATGAGCCACTAGTTCTGTTACTATTATGAGTCCTATGAATACTGCCATCGGTAGTGTCATGGTTCTCCATGAATTTGATATGGTTGATATACTCTTCAAACGATAGGTTAGACTCCATGCTCTGAATCCTTCAGAGATTTGGGCTTTCAGTGTTTGGTTTCTGGTACTATATGAAGTGTCTTTGATCTGAAGTGTATCCAAATCCACTCTCTAGTCTTTATATAGGCTTTTATTATACTGTCCATCTATTCTCTTGTGTTTTCTTTGAAAAGGTGCATGTCTCATTCTATAACACTCCATACACCATGCATCTATTGGTTCTGATTTATACCTGCAAGCAGGGAATTTCATTCTGGGTTTTTGACTCTAATAGTAGTATATTTTCTATAGCCATGTGATATGACGTAGAACTCTTCAAGTGTCTTGTATAGTGTTCTTAATTGGTCTTGAATGTCAGGGTTTGTGAACTTGTTTGAGGGTATCGGAAATACGTTTGTCTCTGTTTCTAGCAGTTTTTCCTCATTCATATCTTGTTAATTGATAATGGGCCCTTGAGAAAGTTTTCAGTCTCTGCAAATCCACCTACCAGATCACCATCTATCACGACTTGTGGTACTGTACGAAGTGTCTGATTGAACTTGTTCTGAAACTCTTCTATCAGTCCCTTATCTACTATGGACTTTTCTTCAATCTCGTAATTATTTTCCATGAGTAATACTTTGACCCGATCACACCATGAACATCTAGGGCCTGAATATACTGTTGCTGTTTTCATTTCGTCCTCTCTAACACAATCCCCATTCGCAGGGTCTGAAATATATAGATCCTATAAAACCTAATATTATGGGCAGTAATCCCAAGAAATATCCAAAGGTAAATACAACTGTTATTATCTGATTCATTTTGGTACTTTCTTCGTGAAATCGAACTTGTAAAATTCCATCTGTCCTAGTGGTGAACCACCTCCGTCTTTCTCTTCCTGTCCTTTAATTTTTCCCTCTACTACCTCACCTTGTTGCATCTTACGTTCTACACCCTCTTGTTTTTCATGATCTGGTCTTGTATATGGTATTCTATATGATCTTGGTTCTTGATCTCCTTCATGTACAACCCAATAGTAAATCCAATTTGGTTCTTGAACTGCAGTAGACAATACTCTGAATTTAGTATCTTTGTAGTTTTCAGTAGGATAACCTAGAAGTCCTTGTATTGTGAAATATGTGGTGACTGTAAGAATCAAGGATGCAGGAATCAGTATGAACATATAGAGTTTGTTCTGACCCTTTTGAATCAAGTCCCATAGAAGTATAGTGAGTAGTCCTATCCAAGATAGTACCAGAAAACTAAAGAATATCATTTGTTCTGCTCGTAGTTGAGTCCATGTGTAGATTCATAGTGAGTTGAATGATGTAGATTAGTCTCATCTAGGTGCATTCCTGCAAGTCTTTTCCGTAACTTGTTTTTAGATACTACATCTCCATCTTCATTTACCTTAAATCTGATTGCAGTTTCTTCATCACCAGGCCCAGTCAAAGTTACCATTCCAGAGTAAACTTCTAGGTAGGGATTGATTTTGATGACTGTGATTCTGACATCAGTAGCTTCTACTTTATAGGGTGTTGCCTTGGCAGAATAGAAATGAGAGTTTACGATATATTCTCCGGCAACAATACCCCTGACTGTCATGATCTCTCTATTCCGTTTCATGACTTTAGTTTGACCATCAGACATCATGACCACATCATTTGCCTGTCCTAAATCATCTCTATCCAGATGTAACCATCCGGCCTCTTTATTTGGAAACCCTGCGATGTTTTTTAATGGGTCTTGCATCCAGAGGTCTATATCATAGACTGACTCATCATCCCACTCCATGATAATCATGAACTCTGCTTTGGACTCTATCTGTTTGGTATCTTCTATTGGATTTATCAGTATGAATGCAATAATGAATAAAAATGCGAACCCAATCAGAACATTGAAAAGTAGGTCTGTGAATGCGAGTGTACTCTTAAATTTGTCAGAACTCTCTGTATTCATTTTCCACATTCACTAGTTGTATCTTGAGGGCCAGTGAACATATTAGGCCAGTCAATGTTGTGTAAAGGGCAGTACTCATTCCTAGTGCCATTTTGATAAGTGAGTTTTGTATCGTAGTTGGATTTGATAAGTCGATTTCCGTGAAGGCCCCATTCAACATAAGTAGGAATCCAGTTACAGTTCCTATCATACCCAAAGCCAGACATGCCTCTGCAATGAACCATCCTATCTCAACTGTTCTATCTTGCAGTTTTGTGACCACCCCAATCCATATTGAAGTAATAATGAAGATTGTCAATATCAAAAAACTTATCTTAGTTTGATCTGCGTTGTATAATTCTTTGTGTATATCAAAGTAAAATGCAATTCCACCTGCAAGGATTGACAGACAAAATATCAACCACCATCTCAATAATGCTTTCATTTTTATCCTGAGTATGGGTCTAGTTCTTCAAGTCTGTTATTGAGTCTCGCAATGTAGTCATGTAAGTGTCCAGTATCATGAGGTTGTAAAAGTGACTCTGCATTTTCTATTTCATCTTGTAAAACTGCAATCACTATTTCATTCATAGATACTGATGCGATTTTACTTCTCAACTTTTGTAAATTAGTCATTGTACATTTTCTCCATGTCTATTTTTCTAAGTTCATCTCTAACGATTTCTCTGATTTGTTGATCAGAAATTACAGTATAATATTGATTAACTTCACTCTCGTAGTGTTTTTTGACTTCATCTAAATGATCATTGAGCACCTCATCATCTACGGATAGGTGTACGGCCTCGGTCTTATCCATTTGTTATCTTCCTTACTATAAGGTTTAGTTTTGGATTGTATTTTTACACCCGAACAATCACCTACACACCTGTTCCATTCTTTATACGATTGCACTGGAATGCAGTTATTTCTTTGCAGTGTCTCCATATTTTCTCTATCCCAATAGGGTTTGAGAACACATAATTTTGGTGCTGGAGAACAAGAGAGTATAATGGATACTAGAACACCTACTAGACATACATAAGTTACTTTTACTAACATTATACCCTAAAATATATAGGTTGTCAAGTGTCTAAGTCAAAATCATTTATGGTATTCTAGGTTGTTTGGATTGTCCACCCACACCTTGGGCATTTGAAATAATGAAGTCACCCAATCTTGTGGTTTCTTCCTGGCAAACACAACCCACCCAAAATACCCCGACCTTGCATCTCTGTTTCTAAAATACGAATCAGTAAACTCTTCAAATGATCCACCAGTTGTTAATACATCATCACATATCAAATATGGATCTTTTGGATTTTGAGTTGAGTATTCATTTAACCACTTACCCAACTCTACACCACCTCTAGGAATCCCTATCGCCGCTTGAAATGGTCTTTTCTCATATTCCATAATCATCTTAGCAATACATTTCCATTCTGTAGGAAAGAGTGCATCACACTCAATTTTCCAAGTCAAATGATCACCAGAGTGGCCTATGAAATCTTGTTCTTGAAATAATAGTTCACTCTTTGTATTAAAGTCTTCCATCATGTCTCCTTAATATTTTCAAATATTCTTTAATAGAATGATCTCTTGCATCTATCTTAGTTACATCTCCTATTGGATGATCTTCATCCCAATCTAGTGTTTCTGCATTGATACGGATACCCCAATGTACATAGGGAAATGGTGGTAGAAAAGGCACAGGATCATTTTCCAAATAGACTCTGAAATGTCCGTCTTCCCAAACCCGCTCCATAATTACAGCAGGTGAACCAAAGGTAAAAATTTGTACCTCGTATGCATCATCCTCAAACCACAATCCTAGTATCTGTGCAATAGCACCACCAAGAGAGTGACCAGTAAATATCACTGTCTCTTCTAGTGCGTGATTTTCTATGAGATCATTCCTCACTTTCTCGGCAGCATCTCTGAATCCTCTATGGAGATTTGTTGAGAGTTTTTTGTCTTGGAAGGGTCTTGCATCAAGATCGGTGAGCACATTTCTACCATTGTTAGTGCCACGAATGCTAACAATAGTGACACCACGATCTTGGACCACATTATATGAGAACTCATTGTCTCGTATCTCCTTACCATCATCATAGATTCTCTCACAATATTCTGCCATCTCTATGAGAACTTCTACACCTACTGGTAAATCTGTTTTAGTGCCGTTTGCTCCACCCATACCGATAAATTTGTTTGTGGACATGCAACTACTAAGAAGTAGTATCAGTCCTATTATTGTGTATCTCAACCTCATCCTTTTTTCTCCACGCAGTTGCACCCAATATCGCTCCAAATGATAGATGTAACATGGCACCTGCTTGTAATGTTAATGGTTCCCATCGCGATGTCTTACAATCTTGACCTGCAGCCAGAACTTCTGCACAGGCATCAAACATTAGTAGATTCCACCATAGAGGACCAACAAAGAAATCACATAGACAAATGAACAGATATACGATTGCTGCCCAATCTCTCCAATACCTATTAATCATCTTATTCATACTACCTCTCTGCAGGATGAATAGGATTATGTAAATATTCTATTGGTTTATCATCGTGTTCTTCGTTTATGGCCTGTTTTAGTTTTTCTCTCAATACCCTATCTGTTTCAACATACTTGATGTAATTTTCACTTATTGCATTAGTGTAATATGATACCTTATTTGTGATGTTCATCTTTTCTCATTTCTATATTTTATTTTTGCAATCAGGTCTTGTGTCATTCTCATTTGTTCTAATTTTTTGGCAATTCTGGCAGATTTAGAAGACTCTTCTCTCTTCCGTTCCTCTGCAGCTGCCTTCTCAAAGTTTTCATATAGTATCTTACAATGTTTCTCTATTGCCTCTGCATGTTCTTCAAATTCTCTTCTTTCAATTCCAAGTAAGTCTACCCATGTATAATATTCCATCAAGTATTCAGAAGCCGCTTTGTACTTCTCGTATACTGTTTCCATCAGTTGACCTTGAATCTCCTATCAACAACTCTCAACTTTTCTTCTTCATGATCATAGATATATGCTTCCTTTATAGGTCCATCTATGTTCTTATCCCAATGATCTAAGAACTCACCTATCCTTGGATAATCTGGTTGTCTGTCTTTCGTTTGCCAGATGAACTCGTTTACCAAATTCAAATAGTCTGGAATGTAATAAACTACTTGTACTGATGCCGTTGTCCATTTCTTGAGTATGTAAACCATTTTTGCTCATTTCTTTAGTATTACTTCTAATGATTGTGAAGATGCCCCACAGGTTACTCCTACTCCACCCCAATTTCTATTTGTGATTGCAGGTCTGATTGTAGTAGTATTATCGTTGACTCGATTACATGCACAGTCTCCTGTTCCTGACTGTTTTACACTCAATTCTATACTGAGTGAAGCCCCACAACCACCAGTAATCCAATTCATTTGATTACAACTGGTATTCCAGTTAGTTATATTGTCACTTTGGATTTGTGTAATTATTTGTGATACTATCGAACTATTGTCACAAAAATGAGTTATATTGTCAACATGACCTACTGATATATAGGACCAATTATCACTTACTGAGAGGTTATCCCAAAAGTCTCTCCAATTTGCTCTCTGTGTCTGAGTTGTCGCAACTCCTTGTGTAAAATTATCACTCCATGTAGCATTGTCTATATATGTAATTGTCTCATTATCTACTGTGCAGTTTTCTGTACATTCAGTTGTTTCATTATCAATCGTTTCAGTCTCTTGCACAGGATAATCAGAGTTGACAGAAACAGCAATAGTAATAGTGAGGGAATCTGGGCTATAATTTGTGACATAAAAAGGGTTGGAAGATCCATATTCATAATGTATGTCTGGGTAATCTGAAGTGTAATTTTTGTAGTCAACACGCATAGAAGTATCAACTGGTACTTCTACTGTGGCTGACATATTTGAGTCCAACCAGGCTTCTGCAATATTTGGTTCTACCTTAATATTATGACGAACAGGAGTTTCAATCTGTCTTGAACTTCTCTGATCGTGATTATATTTTAGTGACAGTTTTGTTTGTTTATCTTGAGTATCACACCCTACCAACCCAAAGGTGCAGATGATCCAAGTGGTGTAAATGATTCTCCACAACCGCATAGTTGTCCTGACCCTAATCTCTTAAATACGAATCCCTGTTCAACTATGTTATCATCTCTATAATCTACCTCTAGGGAACCAATGATTGTATGTAATTGCACATTGTCAATTATGAAACTTATGTTACCATAACAATAAGTATCATCTTTTGTTTCTTTTTTGTCTGTAGTCTCTATAAGGAATGTCCACCCAGAACACCCCCCTGGCTTTGCTCCAACTCTCACATAAGTAGTTGATGGATCTAATCCTTCAGCCTTAAAAGAATCTTCTAAAACCGATATTGCTTTGTCCGTGGCCCTTATGTAATGTTGGTACACTTTTTCTTTAGTCTCTTTCATCCCCGATTACATCTACTCCGTGTTCTACTGAATGTTTCTTATCCCATTCTTCTCTGATTTTCTGAGTCTCTTGTTCTCTCCAATCTACCATGTTGAATGGCTCTCTAAAAAGAGTGTTCAGAATATCTTGGATTAGTGGACCTCTCCTTTCCCAAGGTTCACCATACTTTTCTAAATGCATCCTCAATACTTCTTCAAGTTTTATATAGTGAGGATGATCTTTATGATATGTGCTCATCTTCCCTCCGAATATGTCAAACTAGGATCACCAGGCCATAGATCCATCCATTTACCCCACTCATCGTAGAAATGTCGCATCCCCACCTCATCATGAATTGTATTATTCTCATGTCTACCATGAAGTATTCTTCTAGGTTCCGCATGATCATGCATTGTCCCTTGTTGTGTAGATACTGCAATCAAGTCTTCGTGTAGATTTCTACCGAATGGACCCCAGATTGAATTGTGATGCCGTTGTCTTATTAGTCTTTCTTTTGGTGTATCTGATTTGAGTCCTAATCCACGAAACTCAATCATAACCTTATCTGGACTCAAAGGAGTCATGACATCCACTCTGAGGGCAGACCCTCTGAGATTGAAATTGATGCCAGGAAACATATCAATCATTTCCCAATGGTTTGTTGGTAAATGAGGAAAGGACAATTCCTCTCGCGATTCAAAACCATCGTAGTTATCATATTGCACTTCAAATGAACCCACATTGACATGGCCGTTATTGAAACACTTATTCTCTCTGGCAAAGTAGGATTCGTTGAAGCCTGTAATTCTGTTGTGGTAGTGTAAGTAGTCATGATAGAACTCTGAGTTAGTGTCGTGCCATAGTTTGTAATTACAAGGAATAATGGCCTTGTGGTAGTGAAAAACATCCAAAGGTTCTGCATTCAGTGATTTCTCCATACAATCGAATGATCCATCAACCCAATCTTCCATAGTTGGTGGATTCTCGTTCAATGTTACCCAGACAAAACCACCATACTTAACATCACAATGAAGATAGTCTGGAATATCTTTAAATCCTTCTTCTAATTCTATTCTTCCACTTGGTCTTCTCTCTGAGGTATTTGCCAATGCATGAACTACATCGTCTTTATCTCTGACCACCATGACAGGCACACCAGCAATGGTTGTTGTTCTAAATCTATATGGTTCCGATATTTCAGACTCATGACAAACAGGTATCCATACCTTACTGAAAATAGTTTTTAATTCTTTTTTGAAAATATTTTCATCAGAGTATATTCTACTATCTACATATTCACCTGACCTTATCTGGCCTGGTATTTGTTTCCATTTGACATGATTTCTAGCTGCCATCTTTTCCTTCTTCTGGTATTTCTATCTCAAAAAGTAGTCCCTTTTTCTGCATCTGTTTAACTCTCATGTGTAGATAATCAAACACAATCATCTGTCTATTGTTCTCTTGATTACGTTTCATCTTATATAGATCCCTGACAATACGTTTGAGTTCTTTTTCTCTTTTTTCTTTGATGTTTTTCATTATCCTCCAAACAAATTACTCCACATCTGTTTAGATACATCTTTTCCTAAGTGTGCAATGGATTCTGTCAGAGGAATGCCTCTTGGACATGCCTGCACACAATTTTGTGCATTACCACACGATGAAAGACCACCCTCTTGCATTAATGTATCTAGTCTCTCTTTCTTGAGAGTTTTACCAGTTGGGTGCATATTAAACAGTCTGGCTTGACTGAGTGCTGCTGCACCTATAAAATTATTATCTTTTGAGTATTGAGGACAAGCCTCGACACAACAACCACAAGTCATACATTTCGATAGTTCGTAAGCAACTTTTTGGTGTTCTGGGAGTATCTTCTCACCTGGCCCCAAATCATGATAACCATCTACTGGAACCCATGCTTGAACTTTCTTTAATGCATCAAACATCCTAGACCTATCAACTGACAAATCTCTCATTACTGGAAACTTAGACATAGGTTCAAGTGTGATGGGCCATTTTAATTTATCAACTAACGCAGAACAAGACTGTCTAACTTCACCATTGATTCTCATAGTACAAGTTCCACATACCTCTTCCAGACAACTACAATCCCATACAATCGGTGGTACTTTTATACCATCTGCATTTACTGGATTCTTCCTTATATCCATTAGATACGAGATAACATTAGAGTTTGGACTATGTGCTATCTCAAACTTTTCCCAATATGGATCAAGGTCTGGTCCAAACTGTCTTTTAATTTTAAATGGTACAGTTGGACTCATTCTTCGTCCTTATAAAGTGCTTTCATATAGAGCCAGAATCCGACTGTTCCTTCGTCGCCTTCGTGTTTGGTCTTCCTTCTAGTCTTATAGTCTTGTGTAGAGTTGTCAACATTTTTTCGTTCCATTGTGAGGCCTCGTATTTAAAGTTTCCAAAATAATGATCTTGTCCTACTGGTATGTACTTGTTACGCACATTATAAGATTTTCTAAATCTTTTCCATTGTTCTCTGTAGTACTCATTTCCTTGCAATTTGTCTTGAGTAGGTTCTGATTCCGTCTTGGTAGTCGTTGTCATTTTTTTGTAACCATTCTTTGAGTGATTGAATATTGAGTTTTCTTTGTTCTTCAGTAAGACCTAGTAGGTAATGAAATTTTCTCTGTTTCTTCAAACCACTTTTTGACTTCATCATAATCTTGCATGACCTTAACTTTTGCATCATACTCATTGTATCCTTCTTTTTCTATGAGGTATCTTTCAAGAGCATAGTCTGCATATGCTTCGTATTCTTGTCTGTATTTCATTTTGGGTCCGTTCCAATAATCTAGGTTTTCTTCCACAGATAACATGATTACATCCACGTTGGAGTTGTTTCAGTCTGTTTTATGTCTATCATGAAGCTAGTTTTACAACCACATGATCCTTTTGCATCTGGGTTGTCAAATTTCAATCCTCTGTCACTCAAAGTATAGCTCCAATCTATTGTAGTTTTCCCTATGTACAGATGAGACTTTTTATCTACGAGAATTCCAAGACCATTAGACTCAAAAAACAAATCAAACTTACGTTGACGATTATCAAAGTCCAGAGTGTAGGTAAACCCCGAACACCCTCCACCCTTGACTCCCATTCTAACTGCCATGGTAGTAGAGTCAAGTCCATCACGTTCCATGATCTTTCTGATTTCTTTTGATGCATTTTTAGTGAATTTCATTTTGTTCTATGTAATAAATTGTTCTCATTCCATATTCTTCTAAATTTATGATATTACCATATCTATTCAATGAGTCTTCACTAATTATTCCCACTAGAGGACCACCAAACCACACTTTATATGTTTTTTGTTGATAACTTTTGATTTCAAAACCATCTTCAGTAATTTTTTTATTCATGACATAATATAGATTACCAATGCACCAACTAACATAAACAATCCTGCTAAAACTAATATCCAAACAAATTCTGCTAACATATTACATCCGTTTTGATTTTTGTATGATAACCCTCTTTAAACATCCTACTTGCAAATTTTGATGCATCTTTTCTGTAATCAAAAAATCTTCTTTTTATATCTTCTGGATCTGGCTCAACCCAATTTGCCTGTTCTTTCATCTGGGCCTGATTATTATTCCTGTTATCAACCTGTTTCCAATACTCTACCCATATATTCATCCCCCCCTTTCCCTTGCAAGGTCTGTTAATCCGTAAAGTATACCAATGGTGATTGCTGATGCCAAAGGATGTATACCAATAAAAGTCAAATTCATAATTATGAAGGTTCCCCAGAATAACCTACTCTTTGAATAGTTCATGTCATTCTTGACTCTACGAATTCTAAATCACTCTCTGCCTCTTTTAATTGATCTCTAACTCCTTGCAGTGATTTTTCCAAGGCCTCTTGTTGAGTGTTTACTACGTTAGTTAGTGCATTGATTCTTTGTTGAATCTGTTCCTTCACTTGAGGTAACATATTTGTTGGTAACCTTTCATATTTGTTCTCTTCAGCCATTTTCGTTCTTTCTCTTCACTTCTTCTCTCCTTTTGGAGATATTGTATAATTGAGCCGCAATCTCTTGCATATCCTTATCATCCATATAATCGAGATAATTTAGAATCCTTTCTTTCATTTGCGGTTTGTCGATGTCCATTGGCATTGTTGACCTTTCTGTTTATATCTTTCAGTTATCAATTTTCTGGCACCCTTATTCTCCTTGTTCCACTTCTTCGCCTTATCAATCTGTTGCACCCTATTGTTATCATACCACTCTTTTTGTTGTTTTTTCTTTTTGAAATTTTTTTGTTGTTCCAGAACTTTTTCTTTGTTTTCATGATACCAATCCCTTTTCTGTTTCTTCCTTTTCTCGTTCTCTGTCATCCTCAATTCTGTCATGGTGGGCAGTGAGGTTATTCTCAGTGATTGATCTCCATAAATTTCTTCGTGTTTGGCTATTAGTTCTGAAATGTTCTTCATACACTCTCCAATGATGGTTATGCAGCAAAGCCCTCCCATCCCCATTTTGCGATAAAGTAGGCATCTACAATATCTGTCACAGGACTTGTAAGTTTGGTTGATTTGGGTTTTAGTATAGTTTTCAAGTCTGGTGGAGTGAGTAATTCTGCACTGAAGGCTCCATACATTGCCTCCTTATTGGCATTACCTTTACCAGTTGCATATTTTTTGATTACAGTAGGTGGTACTGAAGTGAAGGACTGATTTGCCTTATACATTTTGTGTTTGAGTAAACCAGTATTTTCGGCAACTGATCTTACATGAGATTTTCCAGAGGTTGCGAATGCATACCCCTCAATATAAACCTCACATCCTTGGATACAACTCATTGCCCAATCCGAAAGTAGATCATGTCGTTGTTCTTCTGTCTCCCAATCTGGATATAGTTCTGGATGTAGATTTAAAAGCCCAGTTTTGGTCCGTTTGAGTCGTTGTGCATTTTCCAAATAATATAGATCACAGCTATCAAAATCAAATAGTCTATCAGCATCTTGTTTCCAAACACATATCGCAGGTGAAGTTAATGAATAATCAATCCCAGCCAATTTCGTCATCGTGAATCCTTTCTGCGGGTTCCTCAATGAGATTACCACAAAAAGCACAACATTCGACAACTTGATTTGGTTTAGGATCGGTTGACTTTATACTATACTCTTTATCACAATAATCACATTGTATCTCGTATAGTATATAGTCTTCTCCGTTTTTTGCTACTATCAAACACTCTCCTAATTTAAAAATTTCGGCGGCTTTTCTCCCAATTCCATGAGTTCTTGTTTCTCTTTTTGTTCTTTCTGGAATCGTTCTAAATTTACAAGTGCCGCCTGTTTTAACTTTTCTTCAAATACATCCTCAATTTTTTTCTTACCCTCTGGACTGATAACACTATCCTCTTCGGGTATATTATCAAACTCTTGTTTGGTAAGCCAACGGACACACCATCCACCAGTTTGTTTGGAGATGATGTTTCCGTCCTTATCTGCATAATCTATTCTATCGTCTGCATCCTTATCCCAATACAAGTTACAAACTCCAAAGTCTATTCCATCGGGAGTCTTAAAATGCTGATAAAAACTAGTTTTCCCAAGAGAATGAAATTTGTTGAATCCTGGCTGATTGTATATGATATACTTAAATTGTATCTCAAGGGACTTTCTCATTTCAAATAGGTGTTTTTTATCTATCTTGAGTTCAGTCCCTTCTGGCCAGGATACCTTGAATTGAGGATCATCACTCATATCGTATCTTTCAATTCAATCTGAGGTAAAAGTTGTTTCATCTTTTGAACTTCCTGAATAGAACATTGATAAGTGACATTATATATGACTTGTTGAGATTCGGCCGTCAGACCCGCCTCAAACTTTGTTAAAAAATCTTGATAACTGTAAGATTTCTCTATAGTGTTTAGTACACATTTGCATATATTGTACAAATTCTCTGGTTGATACCTTGCCCTAAGACCTGGCTGTTGAGCCATCCTTGTGAAATACATGGTGATATGCATGTGTTTTTTACCTTCGGGCCAAGGACTTATTATTTCAGTTTTGACTTCTGGTATCTTCTCTTCTTTAACAATTTGAAAATCTTTGGTACAACTGATAAAGAATACCAAAGATGTAATGATGATGAAAAAACTTTTCATCTTTTCCTTTAGATTACTTCACAACCTCCCGCCGTAC